TAAAGAATATGGCTTTTTTGTGAAGGTATTTTCTAAAGAGGAATATCGCAATGATTTCCTAAAAGGGAAGATTTTCATGAACACGATCAAGTTTTTTAAAGAATTTGAAGATGCACATGATGGGAACGTTGGTGACAAACATGAAGCTGTAGGTGGATGGTTCCAGCCTAAGGGTATGAGAATTGTCATTAAGCCTGAGGGTGCTGAACCAATAATCATCACCGAAGAGGATCTCGGCGGCCCTATTATCATGAGAATGAATAGGCATGATGCAATCAATGTATTTTGCATTACATTACTTCATTCGCACGGAGTGGGGATAGATGAACAAGTAGATGAAGAAACTATCGAGAAATTAAAGGGTTACTTCACTGTTCCTGACGATCTAGCAAATCTTGGGGAATATGCTGTTGTTATACCAAAAATCCCTCCTTTTCTGGATAAAATTAGAAATGCAGCAGGCGCATTAATTACTAATAAGCAAGCTTTAAGTTTCAGGGCAGAAAAGGTGAATTATTACGACAAAAATAGTTCTCTAACTCTTACAAACCCCGACGATGCAGTTTTCTACAAACAAAGCGATTACGAGCACCAAAGTGAATTCCGATTCTGTTTAGACAGGGGAAGGGATGTGGCAGAGCCATTTGTCCTTGAGGTTGGCGATCTTGATGGGATTGCGCTGCCATGTTTAACCAATGAAATAAACAGTTTCATAAAGTTTGAAAAGTACTAAAAGAACCCGCTCCGGCGGGTTTTTTAATGCCTGAAATCTACCAACGAGGACCCAGCATGAAACGCAACCGCGTTAACGTGCTGACCGTCGTCAACTCCGCTTCAAACATCACCACTGAAACCATCGACGGCAAGCCACATATCGTGGTTCGCGGCATCACGCCTGTCGTGGACGATATTGTGATGAACCGGAAGTTGTACCCGGCAGCAGAAATCGAAAAGGCCTACAACACGCTCGAGCGTAACCCGATGCCGCTGGGCCACCCGAAAGTGGACGGTAAACATGTTTCGGCGCGCGATGTCCGGGCGGTGAACGAGTACCACGTCGGTGCCTGGCTGCAGAACGTCAGCCACAAAGACGGGAAGGTGACGGGCGACATGTACGTTAACCGCCAGTACGCCGAGTCGAGCGATAAGGGCAAGCGCCTGATTAACCGCCTGGATGAGATGCTGGCCGGCACCAACTCCGACCCGATCCATATCTCCACCGGTCTGTTGTATTCCGGTATCGCCGCCAACGGCGAGTCGAAGGGCAAAAAGTACAACGAGATCGCCACCAACATGATGTTTGACCATGTTGCGGTGCTGCTTGATGAGCCCGGTGCTGGCACGCCGGAGGAGGGCGTTGGCATCTTCGTTAACTCAGAAGGTGATGAGCAGCAGATCGAAGTTGCCCGCCTGGCGGATGGTATCGACTGCACTCGTGACGGACTGATCAACAAGACCAAATTCTTCTTCACCAACGCCTCCAACTTCTCTTTCGACGACATCTCCCGGGCTATCAGCGACAAGCTGCGCGAGGGTGACGCCGAAGATAAGTGGCTTTGGCCTGAAACGGTGTGGCCGGACAGCTTCATCTACCGCGATGACACCAAATACCTGAAACAGAAGTACCTCATCGATGATGACGGCAAGGCCGTGTTCGTCGGCGAACCTGTAGAAGTCGTGCGCAAACCCACTGAGTACGAGATTAAAACCAACGGAGAGAACGATCCGATGAAAGAACTAATTATCAATGCGCTGCAAGCCGCTGGTAAGCCGACTGAAGGCAAGTCCGACGCCGAGCTGATGGACGCATACAACCAGATGAAGGCCGAAGAAGCCACCGCCAAGAAAAAAGGCGATGAAGAAATCGACCCTGAAACCGGCAAGCCCAAGAAAAAAGAGCAGGTCACCAATAACGAAGAGATGCCAGCGTGGGCGAAGAAACTCGCCGATCGCGTAGACGTCGTTGTCAACAGCCTGAACGCGAACGCCGACAAAGAGAAAGGCGAAAAGCGCGCAGCTGTGAAGTTGGCGATGAACATGAGCGATGAAGAAGTCGAAGATCTGGACGGCAAGGCGCTCGACGCTATGTACGCCAAGTGCCAGACCTCTTTCGGCCTGAACGGTGCATTCCGCCAGGCTACCAACACCCAATCAGTCAGCGAAATGCCGGAGTAAAAAATGGCTAAAAACGGAAAACACGTAATTCACGCGGGCGGTATCTTCGCTAACCCACAACTTCACCGTGAAGGTGCGGCAGCCGCTGATACGCAACCCGGTACGATTGGTTTCTTCGACAACACCACGAAGAAATTCACCGCCTCTGTGGATGGTAATGAAGCTGCGATTCTCTACGTAGCCAACTATGACTACCTGCGTTGCAAAACCGTAGACGACATCATCAAAGCTGGCGACTGGGTTGTTGCTTTCCACCCAACCCCAGGCGTTTTCTTCAACGTTCCAGCTGCAGCAGGCACTTACACAAAAGGGCAGCCGCTCTCTGTTGCCAACGGTCGAGTTAAAGCTGTCGGCATTGATGAACCGGTCCGCTGCTACGTAGAAGAAGACAGCTCATACACCATCTCGACAGCAGGCCAGCTCCTGCGCGTTGTCATCAAATAAGGAGCACCTGAATGTTTGTATTCTCTACTAAGCAGGCGACCGAAACCGGGAACCTCGAAGCCAACATGGCTCAGTTCAATGAACTGACGTTCGCTCGCAACTCCAGCGCTCAGGCCGTGGCAGACTTTATTGCTCGTACCCGTGTTCGCGGTGAAGCGGCAAATGCCCCGGTACTGGATGCGGTAAACGCAGTCGACGATATCCGCCGTCTGTACAAGGCCTATGACCAGACCGTGCTGAAGCAATTCGAACCGAATACCGAATTCACGCTGCTGAACGACCTGATGCCGCTGTCTCGCTCTGTTCGTCTGGAAGAGTCTGTGTACGAATACGCTCGCACCGGCGGCCGTGGCTGGGCGCACACTTCCATGTCCGGTCAGATTGGTGCTGCGCTGGATGCGAAGTCTTATACCTTCGATGGCACTATGGTGCCGATCCATGACAGCGGCTTTAAGTTCAACTGGCGTGACCCGGTATTCAACAAAGGCTCCGCGCTCTCATCCCTTGCCGATGCTCAGGCAGGATCTGTTGATGATGTGCGCCGCCAGTATGTCGACTACATCTGGGAAGGTTTCCGCGATGCGGCAGGTAACTACATCAAATTCGATGACAAGACCTGGAAGGGTTTACGTCACGATGAGCGTGTGGCCCAAGTGACACTGACTGTTAACTTCGCAACCAGCACCGACCCGAAAGCCATGCGTGCCGCGGCGATCGCCCTGCGTGACGTCCTCAAGCTGCAAAACATGCAGTACGGCCAGCAGACGTGGTACGTCTCCAGCGAAATCATGTCCAACTGGGAACAGTACTTCGATGTGAACTCTCTCCGCACCGTGCTGGAAGAGATCTCCAAACTGTCAGGCATCGCAGCAATCAAAGAAGATGCTGAGCTGACCGGCAACGAAATCGTAATCGTGCCGCTGCAGGCTGGCGTGATTGCTCCTATCGTCGGCCAGGCGTTCGGTACCGTCGCTGATCCGCGTCAGTTCTACAACTCAGATTACGTTTGGCGTACCTGGGGGGCTGCTGGCCTGATGGTCAAGCAGGACATCAACGGCCACTATTCTGTTATTCACGCTTCAAGCTAAGGAAACAACATGGCACTCGTAAAGGTATTGGTAGCAAACCTCTTTGCCGGTGCCAGCCTTCAAAAGCTGGAGGCTGGTCAGGTTTATGACGTTGATGACTCAATCGCTGAAAAGTGGATTGAGCAGGGCAAGGTTGAGAAATCCACTGAGAAGAAGGGTGAAAAGCTCGTCTTCGAAGTGGCTACGCTGTCTGCGCCGGTTGCATCCGGTGCATCCGATTTGCAGTCAAAACTCAACGACGCCCTTGAGCAGCTGAAGCAGGCGCAGTCAGACGCAGAAGCAAAAGACAAGGCTCATGCCGACGCGCTGGCAGCAGAAACCAAACGCGCTGACGAAGCCGAAGCAGCACTGGCGGAAGCAATCAAGAAGGCGAAATAACCATGGCTGACCCAATCACAGCGGCAGACGTGCAGGCGTTCCTCGGTGAATTGGGTTACTCCATGCCGGGCGCGCTGCTGGATCCGATTCTCTGCATGGTGAACAAGATTATCCCGTGCCTCGATGGCGCTGGCTATGACGAGTGCACCGCGAAGCTAATCCTGATGTACGCCGCGGCGCTTATGGCTACGTCGTCCGGGGCGCGCCGCATCAAATCGCAGGGGGCGCCGTCTGGCGCGTCCCGTTCGTTTGAATATGGCGACGACAGCATTACATGGCTGCGCGACTCGCTGGCCCGTCTCGATACCAGCGGATGCACCGGAGAACTGCCGATCAGCGCCGGTAATAGGGTAGGCCTGTTCATGGTGGTCGGGGGCTGCTGATGAAGTACAAATCAGTGACGGAAGGCAAGCCGAAGCCTCTCACCCGCGTATGGGTCGAAACCGACACCGGGCGGGAGACTACCGGCTACGTTAAATCGGACGGCGAGTGGTTCATCAACTGCCCGCGCATCCGGGCGACCGGCGCGAAGGTGCTGAGGTGGAAAGATGGCTGAAAGATACGTTGTGCATGCCTTCAAGTGCGAAAGCAACTGGTCGCTGTTCATCTGGATAAACGACTCCGGCGTTAAGTTTATTGGCCGCCATGCTGAAACTTACGAGAAAGCCAAAGCTGACTTTCTGGAGCAGGCTGATGCTAAGCGCCTCGCCAGTCAATCAGGCGCGATGCGGCCTCTTGATGATTTCAAAATCGTAGAGAAGGTGGAGGTATTCACTCTATGAGCAGTGTTGCCAACTGGTCTTACACCGCCACGGCGACCATCTGGCGCAAGCTGGAAGGCAATGACGAATACGGCGATCCGCTTGGCTATTCCGAGCCTGAGCAAATCCTCTGTGATTACGAGGGCGGGCTAAGCAAGAAGTTAGCCAGCCTTGGCGCTGAAATCGTTGTGAAGAATACCGTCTGGACGGAGTTCGCGCTGGCCGCCGCCGGTGATTATCTGCTGATTGGCGTATCGGCTGAAGCGGACCCGGTTGTCGCCGGTGCCGACGAGGTGCGGCAGGTTATCCGTTATGCCGACACATTC